CGTGTCGATAGGCCTGATCCTCGTCATCATCCTGATTGTCATCCTCCTCGGCGGGGTGGGGCCGCATTTCTACAGCGGCGCGCCATGGCAACCGGGCTCCGGCTTCGGCAACGGCGGCATCGGCATCGTCGGCATCCTCCTGATTATTTTGGTCGTGCTGGTGCTGACAGGGCGGCTTTAGCCGACGGGCTTGCGCATCGTCGCGGATTGCGCGACATTTGGCCTTCACAGGGAGAAGCCCGATGGAGCTTGAGAAGGCTGAGCGCAAATTCCAGCCGCTGACGATGGAACAGGCGCAAAGCGTGCTCTCGCGCGCGGCGCGCAACGTGGGAAGGATCTATTCCGTCGGCCTCAGCGTCGGCCAGCAGGCGAACGGGCTCGTGTTTGTCGATGACCTGGGCGAACAAGTGGTCGATGATTTCGCGCCCGAGGGACCGTTGGTGATCCCGTGCTGTACGGCTGACGAGATCCGCAGCGGCGAGTTCCTCAAACTGTTCGCCGCCAGGAGCCTCTACGCCGCGCTGACGCTGAAGATCGGGGAGATCATCGAGTCGGAAGTTGCTGCATGAAGGGACCGCCCACGGAATTGGTCGTAAAAATGGCCAGGGTGCTTTCGGGTCAGCCGATCAATGACGTCATCCCGATTTTGATCACGACGAGCGCGCGTTGCCTGGTCGACTGTTCCCAGGGCGACACGGCGCAACTGGAGAAGGACTACACCCAGTTCTGCGAAATGGTTCAGGACCAGATGCGCGACATGCTTGAGTGGGACGAGGCCGAAGCTCGCGAGGCGACCAAGCAATGAACCCGAACCACCCGTTGGACATGAGCCTGTCGGTGACCGGCTGGGCAATCGACCCGGAGCATCTGGAGGATGTCCGCCTGGAGCTTAACCATTCGGAGCAATTTGGCGATTGTTTCCGGGTCAAGTTGGCGTTCAAGAACGGCACCAACACCCTGCTTGAGATCGAGATGAAGGACGGTGCTGGGATGGACGTCTATGACGCGCTCACGGCGGCGATCCGCATCCCGAGGATGGCGCCGGTGATCGAGGCGAGCGTCGAGGATCAAGGGCCAGAGCCAGATTTTAACCCGAACGATCCATTTCGGTGAACGAGATGCCGGAACGGATGCTGGATGATTTCCCAGGTCTGCCCTGGTGCGGCCAGTATATCCTCGGCGGCGAGGAAGGGCATACGCCGATCCCCTGTTACAACCTTGTCCACTGGGGCGAGTTTATGGAACAGCGCGAGAAGAGCATCGTCGCCCGCACCGGCAACGAGACCAAATGGGTCAGCACGGTCTTTCTCGGCCTCGATCACCGCTTCTGCGGCGGCGGGCCGCCGCTGCTGTTTGAAACCATGGCGTTCTGCCACGAGGGCCGGATGATGGATTACTTTGGCGAGCTGAGGCCGGTCCCCGAGACGCTCGATCAGGTCCGCTATAGCTGTTGGGATGACGCGGAGATCGGCCACAAGGCGCTGGTTCGCAAGCATTTGGTCAACCCGAAGACCCGCGTGGCAAGGGAGGCGACATAATGTCACTGGTGAGCACGCTCGCGCTGTTGATGACCGCCGTTGCCGTCAAGCCGAAGCCGAAGGACGACCGTCTTGAAAGCCTGTCGGCGGATTTTGAGCGCTTGCGCGCTCATCGCGACTCGCTGCTTGAGGAGAACTCGGAGCTTCGTCTCCAGATTGACGAGATGAGGCGCCTCGTACAGCAACCGCAGTGGCGCGAGACCGCTCTGCGCCAAGGCCTTGGGGCTCCGAACCCGTTGCAAGGGGCGCAGGCGCAGCAGCAGATGGCTTACGTCAATCGGCAATACAACAACTTGCAAAACCAGCACCTGCTTGGCGCGCAGAACTTCGATCCCGAGCGGTGGTGCAATTGCGTCCCTTCGCGGATGCAGGTTTGGGTGGCCAGAGGGGACGGCGATGCCTAAGATCCTTGAAGATGCCGTGAAAGCAATCAAGCAGAGCGGTTCCAAAGGCAACCCATGGGCAATGGCAACGAGTTCGTTGCAAAAAGCTGGCGAACTTCGCTCTGGCACCAACCAGCCCACTAAGCTTGGCGTGAAGCGCGGCAAAATGAGCCGCAAGGAGCGACACGCCCACCCGCTCGCGACCGGCGGCGCGGTGAAGCCGTCACTCGGCCGGGCAGGGCGCCATTGACGGAGGAACCACGGTGAACGTGGTCGAGCGAATTACTGATGACGACATTAGGTTGGCCGAGCATGCCGAGGTCATCCGCGCGCTCGGCAAACGCGCTGTCCATGACATCATCGAGATCGGGAGGCGGCTGATCGAGGCCAAGGAACTCGCAGGTCACGGCGGCTGGCTCCCATGGCTGGAGCGCGAATTCGGTTGGGATGAGCGGACGGCCCAGCGGTTCATCAGCGTTGGGGTCAAAAGCGACAAGTTGTCGGATTTGAACGTCCCTGTCAGTGGCCTTTACCTTCTCGCCGCGCCATCGACTCCCGACGAGGTAATCGACGCGGTGGCTGAGCGCGGCGATGGCGAACGGTTATCACTCAAAGACATCAAGCAGATGATCGCTGATGCGAGTGAAGCAGAGCAAGCGAAGGCTGAGAAGCGGATCGCCAAGCTAGTTGCGCAGCATGACGTCGAGGTCGCTGAGCTTCGCGAGGCGGCTGAAAAAGAACCGGGCCTGTCGTCAGAGGATATCGAGGCGCTAATTGATAAGGCGGTCGAGCCACTCAAGAAGAAGATCGAGAACTACAAAAAGCAATTAAGGAAGGAGCCGGTCAAGAGAGTTCCAGACCCACATGGATTGGTCGCCATGCGACTTAGGATGGCTCTCGAAACCTTGGTTGAGGCGATGACGCACATCACTCCCCGCCAGAAAATTGAAAGCCAGCAAGTGACCACCGCAGTTACGGGCAAATCGTTGCGCGATGGGCTGGCAGGCGATATCAAGAATGCGCGTCTGATCGCTGCATGGCTGGCACAGTTTCTTGCTGAGGTGGACAAAATCAGGTGAGTGCGCGCAACCCGCTGACAATTCTCAATGACCGTATCCGCAAACTGCATCGGACGGCGTATTACATCAAGAAACTCAGGGTCCGACGTAAGGCGGCGGAATGGATTCGAAATGAGCTACGAGTGGAGCTAACTGATAAATTCTTTGAAGACGCGATCCTCGGCTGGATCGAGCAAGCTATTTCCAACAAGATGGATCAAACGGATTTTCATCCGACACAGGCCGATTTTTTCACCGACTATGACGACCTTTATTTCGGGATTAAGATCGACGGACAGCCGGGGCAGATCGTGCTTGGCGACGTGGACGAGGATTCGATGCCGAAAATCATTAAGACGCGGGAGGGCAACATCAATACGATGGTTAACTCGCTTGCGGAGCTTAGGAAGGCTTGGGAGCGCGTTCAGCCCATTCTTAGTGAGCATCCCGGCTGGAAGTGGCGCGACGCTGTCAAATGGATGAGCGACCACGGCGGAGTGCCTACGACGTGATGGCGTCGGACGCGACGACGCGCTAGAAGAGCATTGAGGCGAGGGGAAACCGTCTCAAGGAACACTGGCCATGGCCACGACGCCGCACGCTGATCCCCCAAAAAACCACACCCACGACCCCAAGGCGGGCCCCGCCAAGGCGCCCGATGCGAAGGCCGCGCCCGAGAAGCATTACGAGACCCTGACCCCGGAGAACGCCTATTCCCTGTTCTACAACGGGCACCGCATCGCCAAGCAGGGCGATCCGCCGGAAAAGTGGATCTCGATGAGTCGCACGGCCGACGGGACGCCAGCCGTCATGACGCCGATGACCCCGGAGATGGAGGCGACGATCAAGGGCGGCGAATATTACTTCGCTGAGGGTCCGCCAACGGCGGCGGCGGCACCCGCAGGACCGCCGACGAACGTCGACGTCCCTTATGTCAGCGCCATGGGTGCAGCCGCAAACTGTACGATGGGCAACTGGAAGAACGAGCCGACGAGCTACGCCTATGCCTGGCAGCGCGACGGCATAGCGATCTCAGGCGCGACCTCGGCGGATTACACCATGGTGGCCGCCGACAAGGGCAAGGCGATCCGCTGCATCGTTACGGCGACCAACGCTGCGGGCTCGACCGCCGCGCCACCGTCCAACCCTGTCGTTGGGCCGTAAGCGGGGCTAGGCGATGCCCGCTGGGTTAGGCGCCATCCGCCTCCCGCCGAGTGCAATCGACGGGATGGACAACGACTCGCCTGCCGACATCCGGCAGGGCGTCGTCGTTGACCTGTCGGACTACAGCGATGACCTCGATATCCCGGAGGTCGACACCGACAGGGGCGTTGAGATCGAGGGCGGCGGGGTCATCGTCCGCATCGGGCCGCCAGCCAAGCCGAAGGAAGATCTTGAGTTTGGGGACAACCTGGCCGAGGGCATCCCGCGCGATGTCCTCGGCGGGATTGCCGACGAGCTTCTCCAGCGCATCGAGGAGGACAACCGCTCGCGCCAGGAGTGGCTCGACACCCGCGCGCGCGGCATCGAGATGCTCGGGCTCAAGATCGAGGCGATGCGGTCGAGCGGTCCAGACGGCTCGGCGCCGCTGGAGGGCCAGTCGCAGATCCGCGCCAGCGTGCTGTGCGAGGCGGTCGTACGATTTGGCGCGAACGCCTTCAGCGAACTCTGCCCGACGGATGGCCCGGCGAAAGTCGCGGAGGACACGGCGGCCGCGACGACCGACATGGACGATCTCGCGGACGCGCTGGAGCGCGGCCTCAACCACTACCTGACGACCACCGACAAGCCGTGGACGCCCGACACCGACGCGATGCTGCTGCGGATCGGCGTCGACGGGTCAGTGTTCAAGAAAGTCTATCACGATCCTATACTAAGGCGTCCCGTGTCGCGCGCCGTGTACGGCGAGGACGTCATCGTCAACAACAGCGCGACCTCGGTCTACGACGCCCGGCGGATCACGCACCGCGTCATGATGGGCGATTCGACGCTGCGGCGGATGCAGCTTGTCGGGGCCTATATCGACGTCCCCGTCGGTGACCCTGGCTGGCTGCAAAAGGACGCTCCGGCGCTCCAGTCGGAACAGATCGGCGGCGTCAGGAAGAACGAGAGCGCCGAGCGCGAGGACCGCGACCACGAGATCTTCGAATGCTATTGTGAACTCGACCTCCCTGGGTTCGAACATGAAACGGCCGGGCAACCTGACGGGCTGGCCGTGCCCTACAAGGTCGCCATTCATCGAGAATCCAGGGAGGTGATGGAGGTCCGGCGGAATTGGAACCAAGACGATGAGATGTGTCTGCCGAAGACCTTTTTCGTCCAGTTCCCTTTCATTCGCGGTTTTGGATTCTATGGCATCGGCCTCAGCCATCTCCTGGGCAATCTCACCAACGGCGTCACGGCGGCCTATCGTGAGTTCATCGACGCTGGAATGTTTTCGAATTTCCCAGGCCTGCTGGCGGCAAAAGGCGCAGGAAGACAGGATAATTCGGTAATTCGCATTCCGCCCGGCGGAATGAAGGAGATCGAGACCGGAGGCATGCCCATCCAACAAGTCGTCATGGGCATGCCTTACAAGAGCCCAGACGCGACTTTTGTCGGGTTTATTCAACAACTTAACCAGGAAGCTCAGCGTCTCGGCGGCACCGCCGAGGTGATGGTGGGCGAGGGGCGCCAGGACGCGCCCGTCGGCACGACGCTGGCCCTCATCGAACAGGCGATAAAACCCCTCCTGGCGACCCATAAACGGCTGTGCGCGGCCCAGTCGGACGAATTGCAGCTTTTGGTCGAGCGATTCCGTGAAGATCCACAAGCCTTCTACCGCCACCAGAAGCCCGGCCAGGGGTATTCCTGGGAT